CGATCCCCGAGCAGGAGAGGACATTGATCGAGAAGCGATCCCCGCCGGCGACCGACACGTCCGACCAGTCGCCGAGGTTCGTGTCCTCGGCCTCGTCGTCGGCGATCAGCGCCGGGTTATTCCCAGATGTGACCGAGGCGCCGTTCTTCCGGACGTTGACCTCGAGACTCCCGGCCACCGGCGACCGCAGGTTCCAGGCCATGATCGTGCCGTCGTAGGTGTCGATCGGGATCAGGGCCGTGTAGTTCTTGACGCCGGTCGTGACGTCCGCGCCCTGGCCGTCGGCCGTGAACTTGATCGGGTAGAGCGTGCCCGAGATGGACCCGCCAGGACTGCCGCCGCCGGCCGGTCCCCAGGTCCCGTCGCCGTGCAGGACGTCGTCGGGATCGCCGCTGTAGCCCCCGAGCTGCGTAATATCGATTTCGTCGTCGCCGCCTTCCTCGTGCGTCTCCGCGTGCGGGGGAAGGTCGCCGGGACTGGCCCCGGCCCCGGTCTCGGCCTCGAGCGTGTCGAGCGTCACGTAGGGATTCGACGCGCTCGGCGTCCCGGTCCCGACGAGCGCCGCCTTCTGGTCGTCCGTCGGCCGATTCGCGTCGGCGTGGCGATGATCGCCGCGGGAGTATTCCGTCGAGGCGCCGGCGACGCCGGTCCCGTCGAGCGCCGCGACCGTGTCCGACGGCGTGCCGGGCGTGCCCTCGAGTTGATTCGAGCCGTTGATCGTGATCGTGACGCCGTCGACCCGCACGGCGAGCGGATCGCCGTCGGTGCCGTCGCCGTCGAGCGCCCCGGCCGCGGCGACCGCGGTCGGGAAGAACATCTCCTCGAGCTGCTCGATCAACTCGATCAGCCTGCGCCGCAGCATCAGGATTTCGTGCAGCCGAACCCGGAAGCGCCCCTCGGGCCCCGTCTGTGCCATCAGGCCGGCGACCCGTCGTCAGGCGCGTCAAAGTCGATCAGGTCCTCGCAGTCGAAGGCGACGATCCGGACCTTCCGCGTCCCTGGGTTGACTTGGATGCGCTCGATCTGCGCGAGTCGGATCTGATCCGGCTCACCGATCGCGGCATGATGCGTATACCGGATGTAGTCGCCGAGCTCCCGGTACCCCGGCGAGTCAAGCGTCACCGGATCCGGCCCAACCGTCCCGTCGAAGGCGATCCGCCAGCGCGGATAGGCGCGGACGCGCCCCTCGAGCACCGCCAGGTGATTGATGTGCGTGATCCCCGGTGCGAAGGGGTAGTCGCGCGTGTCGCCCGGGATCTCGATCCCGTAGTCGGCGAGCGACTGATCGTGGCGATTGATCACGTTTGTCTTCCATTGGCCGGAGACGTGCTCGTAGTCGCCGCGCGCCGGGAGAATGTTGCAGTGATCCTGCCAGCCGACGTCGCCCGGCTGGAAACTGTCACGCAGGATCTCGTAGGCGCCGGTATAGAGGACGGCCGCATCCTTGATCGCCTGCGTCGGATGCAGGAGTGCGATCCGCATCTGCCCGTACCGGGTGATCCCAAATTGCGCCCGGCACGACCGGTTCCACTCGGCGATCCACCGTTTCGCGCTCGAGCGGTCGCCGGCGCGCGCGCCGATGATGGCCGCGCCGATGTACCCGTCGTCGAGGCAGGTGAAGGCGATCGCGCTCCCGTCGTCGAACGACTGCTCGTCGACCATCAGGATCGGCGTGTCCTCGAACTGGATATTCCACTCGGGATTCGTCAGCCACGCGCCGGACTGGTACGACGCCTGCCCTCGATGACACACGAAGTTGATCAGGAAATGCTTGTATTGCTCGAACCGGTCCGTGATGACCTCGCCGGAGCCGTCGCCGTTCGGCTCGATGCCGTCGACCGCGATCGCGATCTCGTGATCGCCGCGCGCGGTCTCGTCCGCGAGCTCGTCACCGACCGGCGCGCGGAGCAGCGTATAGCGCCGCGTGTCGCCGAAGGTGTCGGAGACAAAGTCCTCGAAGTCGCCAGGCCCGGGAATGATGAAGGCCCCGGTCGTCTCCTCGCCGTCGATATAGAGCGGCCCGGTATTCGCGCACGCGTGCCCAGCGATCAGCCAAAGATGTTGGCCGCCCATGATCCCGAGGTACATCGGCTCGTAGACGAATCCGGCACCGACGGGGGGCGTCTCGTCCGGGATCCGCAGGTGCCGGCCGTAAATGATCGGCTCCGGCATTTCGCGATCGAGGACCTCGGCGACCTCGTCCATCTGCTCGAGGAAGCCGTCCTTGATCATCCGCCACGGGATCATCCCGGAGTCGGTCAGCAGCCGCGACGAGACGAAGTCGGAGAGCGTGAAGTCCCAGGTCAGGCCGTCGCCTGGCTGCGCGCTCACGATCACGCCGTTGAAGACCGTGTACGGCGCGCCGAGCGCGGCACGGTTGATCCGATTCGTCATCCGGACGGTGAGCGGCTGCGTCCAGATGCGCTCGGTCGTACTCGCGAACCGCTGCCGGATCGAGCGGTCGTAATCCGACACCTTGAGATTGAACTGCGAGCCCGTCCAGTCGCCGGTGAAGCGTGAGGACATCGCGCGTTCCGCGGTGCCCCACTGCATGACGCGGCCTTCCTTGAAGCCGCCGTAATACGACTCGGGATCCGCGAGGTCGAGATCGGAGTAAATGAACATGCTAGTCGTCGGCCTCCGGCCACTCGATCCACGAGATCGGCCCGATCGCGCCGGTCGGCACCGGTTCCGGATCGCCGACGCTGCCGCTGCCCTCCGACGCCTCGCTCGGCACCTCCGTGAAGAGCAGCGTCACCATCGTGCAGGACGTCGACGGCCCGAAGAGTTGCTGTGTATTCGCCTCCATGTTCCGGCCTTGCGTGAACATGGACGTATCGAAGAACTCGACCTCGGATCCGTCGGCGAGCAGCACGAGCGCGAACCGCGCCGTATCGTCGTCGGGCGTATAGAACCAGACGTTGATGTGATCGGACCCGCCGCCGGGCGGCCGCCCCAGGTGATTGATCTGCCGGCTCGCGTGTGCGTAGGTGTACGAGTGCAGGAGCGTGCCGCCGCTCGAGAGGTGGAGCAGCACGTCTTCGGCGTCGTCCTCGTTCCGCGCCCAGGTGACGACGGAGCCGTCTGGGAGCTCGAGGATCTCGGCCGGCCAGAAGTTGGCCGTCACCGCGAGGCCGCCGACGTCGGTCGCGAGTCCCGCGTAGGTGTAGAAGTCCGGATCGGCCTCGTCGTTGACCAGATCCCAGCGGTGGATCACGTGATCGCTGGCGTCGAAGAGCGTCAGGTAGTCCGTCGCGTCGACGTAGTAGAGGACCGTCCCGTCCGCCGAGACGCCGATCGCTGTCGCCTGCGGAATCGTGGCGACGAGCGTCACCGCGCCCGCGGTCGTGATGCGATAGACGTTGCCCGTCGTCGGCTCGTGTGCATAGAAGTCGGTATCGGAGCCCGTGATCGAGACCGGGATCGGGAAGTCCGAAAACGTCTGCGACGTCGAGTCGACATAGGCGCCGGTATTGTCGAAGACGGCCAGCGTCCCCGACGCCGCGCGCCGACCGAAGCGATCCTGCCAGATCGACTCGCCCGTCGGCAGCGACCCGCCGATCTCGCCCGCCGGCATCCGCAGATACCCGACGACGGTCCCGTCCATCTGCATCACGGTCGCCGGAAACAGCCCGGTATCGTCATTGATGACGATCGCGTCCTCCGGCACCGTGAACCCGTCGAGCGGCCGCGTGTCGGCGTGGAAGGTAAAGTCGAAGTTCGAGGCGCCGCCCCCGAACTTCCGCACCTGCAGGTAGTAGGTCCCAGACTCGAGCGGGAAGTTCCAGGCGTTATTGTTGGCGTTATTGATCGTCCGGACGAGCGTCGATCCGTCGTCCTCGAAGAGGTCATACCGCGGCGTGAAGGTCCCCCCGATCTCCGTGAAGAACCCGGCGACGGCATCGGACGCGAGGACGAGACGGAACCATCGCTCGTTCGCGACGTTGAAGGCCGCCTGCGTCACGACGGCCGCGAACGGGATCGTATCGATGTCGACGTAACTGGCAGGGGGAGGCATCTACTGGCCGCGCCCTCGCTCGCGTCGTGCCTGTCGCGTCTCTTTGATCTTGCTGCGCGCGATCCGGAGTTGCTCCTTGAAGGCGCGATCCTCTCCCTCAGGCGTCCCGTCGAGCAGCGCCAACACGGCGGCCCGTTCGGCCGTCGTCAGTGTCGCCCGGCCGGCGGTGCTATTCCGACTCACGGCCAGGGGAGACCGCGCGACAACTCGCGCACGCGAAACGGGAAGCTATTGAAGTTGATCGTCTCACGCGTCCGACTCCATCGTGACTCCTCGAATCGCACGAGCCACGCGTCGTTGATGTCCTCATCGGGAATCAGGAGCCACGGCAGGATCCGGCCTCGCGCGGATCGGGCGAGCGAGATCAAACTCGGCGCCTCAGAGTCGCGGACCTTCAGCTCGCCAGCGAACGCACGACGACGGCCCGGGAGGTCGTACATCGTCTCGACGCCGAGCTCAGTCGGATGCTCGATCAGGCCGAAGTCCTCCATCTCTTCTTCGCCCCATCGGACGTCCGTCTCGAGCTGCCGGAGTGTCCCGATCAGGAGCAGTCGTCCGACGACGACGTCGAGACTGTTGGCCTCGTTGATCGAGAGCGTGAAACTCGACGCCGTCAACGGCGTGTCGAATTCGACCCAGGCGTTAACCGTCTCGGGCGTCACGTTTGCGATCCCGCCCTCGATGTGCGGCGGGATGATGATCGGCTCGCCGTTGATCGTGACGTCGAGACCGGCGTCGAGGTCGTGATAGATGAGCGCGGCCGCTTCGACCGTCACCGGCGCATCGAACGACACCGTCCACGACCCGGAGCTCGAGACCAGCTTCGCCGGACGGCTCGGGAGGTTCAGGTGCCCGGTATTCGCGAGCGCGACGAGGTTCCCGGCCGGATATTCCGGATCCTCGGCACTCGCCGACACACTGCTCGAGAGTCCCGCGTAATCGTCCGACGGGAGCGCGTAGCGTCCGAACATCTCAGGCCTCGAGCGCCCGCCGTTGCGCCGTGTTCAGGCCGTCGGTGTTCAGGAGCATGGCCATCTTGAGCTCGCGAATCAGCGCCGGCATCGCGCGCTTCACGTCCGCGCCATCCCAGGCGACGATCGTGGGGGCGAACGTGACGACCGTCCGCATCTTGTCGAGCGGCGCCACGATCTCACCTGACGATCCGCCGTGCAGGATCGCCGGCGTCACGACACCCGGTGGAATGAACCCGCCCTGCGCGAAGGACCGCACGGCCATCCCCGCACGCTTCAGCACCGCGACGACGGACGCCTGCGCCTGGTCCCACTGCGCGACGGTGTCGGCCTTCTGCAGGGCCGCGAACAGCGGCCCGCCGCCTTCACCCTGTCCGAGTGCGACCAGCCGCGACGCCAGGTTCCACGCGGCGCCGCCTTCGCCGCGATTCTGGATATCGCCGAACTGCGCGAAGAACTGATCGCGCCGTGGCGAGACCTTCAGCGCCTCTTCGCCGCCGCGGAAGAGGCCCTTCTTCCAGATGCCGAGTCCCAGCGCGACACCGGCCGCGCCGGCGAGCGTGAAGGGATTCGTGAAGAACGCGCCGAGCGCGCCCATCCCGCCGCCGGCGCCGCCGCCGAGTGCCGCCGTCTGCGCGTTGATCGCCGCGCCACTGGCGAGACCGCCGCCAGCGCCGCCGCCCATGAGACCGCCGAGGCCCGGGATCTTCCCGATCAGCCCTCCCGCGCCGCCGCCGCCGAACAGTCCGCCGCCGCCGAACCCTGACAGGCCAGGCAGGAGCCGCTCCGTGAGGCCGCTCATCACGGCATCCGCGACGCCTCCGAGCAGCTGCGCCGCCCACGACGGCATAAACCCGTCGAGCCATCCGGTGAGCGTCGAGGACACCTGGCGCAGCATGTCGCGGACGACGTTATTGACTTCGTCCGACAGGCTCCGGAACATCGTCCCGACGACCGACGTCGACTGCCGCGTCGGCTCGACCATGAGATCGTCCAGGCGTCCGAACTCGTAGCCGATCCCGGTGACCATGTCCGGGACGTAGGACTGCCCGACGACCTTGATGTACATGTCGCGGAAGAACCCGGTCACCGCCGCGACCTTCTGCCTGATGGAGTCGACGATCGCGTTGAACTTGTCGACGAGCCACGTCTTCACCGCGGTATACACGGTTTGCGCGATCGCGGCGATCGTGTCCCAGTGCTTGAACGCGAGCGCGACCTGACCGATCGGCCCGAGTAGCAGCAGCAACAGGTCCGGAACCTTCGTCAAGTTCTGGACGACGAACTGCCACGCGCCCTGGAAGAACGCGACGATCTGATCCCAGTACTTCCACGCGAGGACGATCGCCGTCACGCCGGCAGCGATCAGCCCGACCGGACCGAGCCACGGCAGGATCATCGTGAAGGCCGCGGTGAGCCCGCCCGTAATGAACGTCGCGACCGCCGTCATCGCCGCCGTGACGCCGGCGAATCCGCCGAGGCCGATCAGCGCGGCCAGGCCCATCGCCAGTTGTCCGCCGATCAGCAGGAGCGGACCGATCGCCGCCACGAGTCCCGCCAAGCCGATCGCCATGAGTTGCATCGGCATCGGCATCGCCGCGAACGACTGCGCGAGGAATTCGATCACCGGCATGATCGCGCCGAGGATGTTCAGAAAGGCCGTGAGGACCGGCAGCAGCGCCGTGCCGAGCGTGATCCCGATGTCCGTGAGGCGATTCCAGAAGATCGTCAGCTGCGATTGAAACGTGACGAACCGCTTCTCGGCCTCGGCCGACAGTGCCGTGTTCTGCTGCCACGCCGTGTTCGCCGTCTGCAGCGATAGGCCGACCATATCGCTCGCCCCGGCGAGTCGACGGAGCAGATCGGACTGCCGGATCTCCGTGAAGCCGAGCGCGTTGAGTGTCGCGTTGAGGTCGCCCCCACTCTGTTTGATTCGACCGAGTCCGCCGATGAACGCCGTCACCGCGCCGGCTGCGTCCGTCTGGAAGAGCGTCGCGAACTGCTGCGTCGACATTCCGGCGACTTGCGCGAACCGCGCGAGCTCTGCGCCGCCTGCGGTGATGGCCTGCGAGATGCTGAGCACGACACGCGAGAACGCCGAGCCGCCCGCCTCTGCCTCCATGCCGACATTGGCGATCGCCGACGAGAACCCGAGGACCTGCGCCTGCGTCATCCCGACGGTATTGCCGGCTGACGCGATCCGTGTCGCGAGCGCGAGGATCTCGGCTTCGGTCGACGCCCCTTTGTTCCCGAGGTCGACGAGCGTCGACGCGAACTCCTCGGTAAACTTCCCGGACGCGCCAAAGATGTTCTGGATCTTGGCGATGCTCTCGGCGGCCTGGTCGGAGGTGACGTTCGTGGTGACGCCGAGCTTCGCCATCACTTCCGCGAACTCGATCACGTCTTCCTTCGGAATGCCGAGCGCCCCGGCCGCCTCGCCGAGTCGATTCAACTCGTGGACGCTGACCGGGATCTCCTTCGACAGGCCGCGGAACTGCTCGGACATGGCCGCGAATTCGGCCTCGGACGCGTCGACGGTTTTGCGGACGCCGGCGAAACTCGACTCGAAGTCGATCGCGGCCTTCGTCGCACCACCAAACGCCGCGACGATCGGCAAGGTGACGGCGGCCGTCAGCGTGCCGCCGATCTGCGTCATGTTCCCGCCGATGCTGCGGAGCTGGCCTTCGAACTTCTTCGCCGACCCGGCAGACTCCCGCATCCCGCTCTGGAACTGCGCGGTATCGAGCGTCAGCAGCGCCCGCAGGACGCCTACGGTGATGTTAGTCGCCACGCGGCGGCGCCTTCTTCAGCGGGAACCCGGTACGCGCCGAGAGCACCGCCAGTGCCCCGCGCATCTCGCCGACGGTCTGATGCTTCTTTTCCTGATCAGGGATCAACAGCTTCTCCAGCTTCGGTAGCGTGATCTTGATCTGCGTTTTCTTCCCGACCTTGCGTTCCGTCTTCTTCGTCAGGGCCTTGATGTTCTCGATCTGCCACGCGTGAAAGATCGACGCGTTCATCTGGTCGATCCGTCGCAGCCGCGCCGCCTCGATCTCGTGCGTGACTTCGATCGCCGACAAGTCCCAGAAGGCATCGCCCCCGCTCAGGCCGGCGCGCCGGGCGTTGACGTAGAGCTGCCCGAAGTCGACGTCTGAGCCGTCTGAGGGTTTCCATTACCCTCGCTCGCATCCTTCACACCGAGCAGCGCCTTGAACGCCTCGGCGAACTTCACGATCCCGCCGCCGTCGTCGACGACGTCCCCGGCCTTGTCCGGCGTCGTCACCTCGTCGGCGTGATGTTTCTGCAGGAGCATGAAGGCGAGCTCCTTGATCGTGTCGAAGTCCATCTTGTCGAGCCCAGCCACGATCTCGCCCATCGGCTTCCCCTTGAACTTCTTCTGCAGCGCCGCGCCGGCGTTGAGACTGAGCTTCAAGATGTAATTGCGCTCGATGTCGCCTCCGGCGTTGCGTACCGGGAAGTCGACCTCGCCGCGATGCGGATTCGCTTCGTTCGTCGTTGCCACGTCAGTCCGTCCTTTTCAGTCGCCCCATGAAAAGGCGGACGACGCGCCGCCAGCCTGAGGACCGACGACGCGCCGCCCACGATTGCCGTAGTGGGCGAACTACGGCAATGCTTCGTCGTACGCTTCCGTCGGCTGGAATCCGGCCGTGAAGTTGATCTTGTCCTCGGTCGTGATCTCCCCTGGTTGGAACTGGGAGACATACCCGCGGAACGGCCACTCGATCGACGGCGAGCCGTCGGCGAAGAGGACGATCTTGAAGTTGCGGATCTGGCGATCGCGCCACATCGAGATCAGGCCACCAGTCGCGAACGACCCGGATCCGCCGCCGTCGTTGTTCTGGCTCTCCTCGAGCGGCAGCCAGATCCCCTCGACCTCGAAGGCGCCAGAGTCGCGCATCCCCGGCATATGTTCCTTGTGCGCGTCAGGGCTTCTGAGGTGCGTCCGGTCGATGTCCTCCGTCGACATCTCGCCCGGCGTGATCGTGACGAGTGTGGCGACGGCTTCGAACCCTTCGGTCGGTGTTGCACCGTCGCCCACCATGAGCTGCGCGCCGTAGCCGTGGATCGCGGCTTCGGCTGCGTAGAATTGATCGGTCCGATTTGCCATTGCTGCTCGCTCCTCTGATGTGTGCCGTCAGGCGATCCGCTTCCAATCGACGAAGAAGTCCTGCCTACACCGAACCTCTTTGCGTTCTTCCGAGTCGTACTCGGTTCGACGATCCGCCCGACGGATGGCGAGCACCCGTACATCGCCGATGTCCCCTGTGAATCCTGCGAGCCCGCCGCCCGCGTCGTCCCCGTGAATGCTTTCCCCGATCGACATCGCGATCCGATACGGATCGCCGCCGTCGGCCTCGGCCGCGTAGGTGTCGACCTGAATCCGCGACCGATAGATCCCGATCCCTCCGCGTAGGTGGAGCAGCGACTGCTCGCCGCTCACCATCTGCACACGCACGGCCGGCAGTGGCGCGAGGTCCGGCAGCTTCAACTGATAGACCCGATCGTCGACGACATCCGTCACCGCCGTGATCTCGAGGATCCGTTCGCGCACGGCTTCCTCCGGACTCATCGCCCGCCCCTCGGGATCTTCGTGCCCTCAGACTCCCACTCCATGCCGAGCTCCTCGACGGGCCCTTCCCGGCTGATGCTCCTCGAGACGCCCCTGGCCGCGAGTTCACGCCAACAGGCCGCCCCTAGGATCTGCAGCGACTGCTCGTGCGTCTGGTCGAACGCCGGCCGCGCGAACGGCTGCGCCGCCATGTGCTTCGTGCCGAACTCCAGGAACGACCCGTAAAAGCCAAACTTGCTCGGCCCAACCGCGACCGCCGATTCCTGGGCGTCCTCGCCACGCGCGCGGCTGATCACGATGGTGTCGCGCAGGTCCGGCTTCCCGGGTTCGTGCGGCGCGAGCGACGACATCCGACGCCGCATCGGCTCCGCGGCCTCGACGAGACACTCATGCGCGATCCGGCGGGAGATGCGTGTCGACAGTTTCCGCAGTGCCGCGGCGAGCTCCGCGCCGCCCTCAAACCGAACTGTGACCATCCGCCTTGACCTCGTCCCCTGAATCCTTCGCGCCGCCATTGATGAACAGTCGGAACGTCGCCGTTCCGTTCGGTTGCTCGTAGACCTGCCCCTGGTCCTCGATCCGGTGCATCCCTTCCTCGAACACGAACGAGACCGTTTTCCCGAGGGCCGCCTTCTCGAGGGCCTCCGCGATCTTCTTCATCGTTGGCTTGTCACAGCGCTCGACCGTGATCACCCCATTCTCCCGATCGTCAGATATTCCACGCCGTGATGCATGCCGATCAGCGACGCGGCGATGATGTCGTAGGTCCGGCCGGCGAAGACGAAGCGCCGTTCCTTCACGATGTTGATCCGCTCCGGATCCATGTCCGTCCGGTAGTGCCCCTCGAAGCGTGTCTGGAACGGCGCCGACGCTTGCCCGGCTTCTACTTTGATGTACCCGCTGATGTCTTGCTTCGAGCACCAGTAGATGTCGATCAACGTCTCCCAGGCTTCCGTCGGGAATCCGGAGTCCTCCGTCGCGTCGGTGACAAACTGCACGAGCACCGGACGATCGCGACGCCCGGATCCCGACGCCTTCGGGTTATACGGCGTGTTCCAGGTAGGCATCCCGCCTCCAATGTGCCCGCACCCACGGCAGCGCCTGCGCCTGCGACGACCACGGATCGATCGCGCCGTGAAACACAACGACGCGCGCATTCGACGGCAGCACGTTCCGCCGTTTCTGGATCCAGTTGCGGAAGCTATAGACGCCGTCTTCGCGCGTCCACTTCGCCTCGCCCCTCCCGAGGCGATAGGAGATCCAGCCCTGATCCGATCCCCAACACTTCGCCAGGAGCGACCGCCGCGGAGACGACGCCGGATCGAAGTCGGTCCACACCTGCGGACGGCTGCCGGTCGTGAGCAGCATCATCGAGCCGTTGTAGTGGCTGCCCGGCTGCGGATTCGTGTCGCCCCAGAAGACGACGTCTTCCGTCCGATTCCAGAGCGTGGACAGGTCTCGGCAGATCACGAGGTCGAGGTCGAGCGACACGACCCGATCGCCGAACCACTGCGCCGCGTCCGGATGAAATAGACGGAGGCGCCGGTAACAGCTCGGGTTCTTCCCGCCGTGCGGACTGGGCACCGTCGCGAAGTCGTTCCACGCTGGCAGGATCTCGATGTCGGGATCGATGCCGACGGCGTCGTCCGTGACACACACGAACCGGTGCGGGTGCGGATAGTGGCGACGCACCATCGCGCGCAGGACGTTCACCGTCTCCGGCCCGAACGTCGATCGGTAGCCAGGCCGCGGCGCCCATTTCCAGCAGACGACCGTCAACACGCCTGCGGCACCTCGACCGGCGGGAGGACCGTCACTTGATGCGACCACGGGAACGTCAGGCGGAGCGGCCGCCACTCCTTCAGCGCCCCGCGCTCGGCGCGGATCTTCGCAACGTTGACCTTGTCGCCTTTTTCCTTCCGGCCGTAGGTCGTCGTCGATGCGTCCGCGATGACGTCGCGCGGCACACGGATCAGCGGCTCCGGCAGCATCTCGACGCGCGCCGTCGCCTGCACGCGATCGCGGAATTCGCCGTCGGTCCCGTAGTAGCCCGAGAACCGCTCGTCATAGCCGCCGATCGCGTCGAACATGCCGCGTGTCAGCAGCCACGAATTCGGATGTGGTTTGTACGGCGTCGCGTATGGCGCGTCGACGCGCGAGAACCGATAGACCGTCGCCGGGTCGAGCTCGCCGTAGAGCAGCCGTCGCAGCGTCCCTTCCGGCAGCAGGTGATCAATGTCGGTCAGCAGGACCCATGACGTGCGCGCCTGGTCGACCCCGAGGTTCCGACAGGCGAGCCAGTTCCACCGGACGTCGACCTCGATCCGATACAGGCGGAACGAGGCGATCCCGGTCGGCTCGATGCACTTCTTCGCGACGTGCTCCGGCGATCCGTCGTCGACGACGATCGCGTGGAACCGCGATTTGAGATCGCACGGATACGCGCGCCAGGTCCGAAAGTGCTCGAGCAACATCCCGGCATTGCGGTAGTAGGGGAGGATCAGCGTGAGCTCCCTCATGCCGCCCTCCGCACCCAGACGCCGAGGCCTGGCCCATCCGGATACTTGCTCGCGTACGGCTCGATCACCGGGCGGTCGAGCGCCCGCCCATAGGTCGCCCGGAACCCTTCGGCGTGGCTATGAAAGTCCGCGCCACACGAGGCGTCGAGATCGTGCACGCCGACGACGGCGACGTGCGGATACATGAAGGCCGCGTCCTTCAGCGCGATCGCGATCGCGTCCTTCGGTCCGTCGATCAGCAACCCGATCGTCTGACGCCGGGCTTCGGCGAGCACTCGCGGCAGGATCTCTTGCACGTCGCCGGCGATGAAGTGCACGCCCGGCGGCGCGTCGATCTCGAAGTCCCGGTCGATCGAGATCACGGGCCCTTCGAACGTCGCGGCGAGCAGTCGCGTCGACATCCCGAACTTGACGCCCGACTCGACGATCAGCGTCACGCCGTGATCGATGCAGCAGGAGAGGAAGAGATAGAGCTCCGAATACCAGACGCCCTTCCGGATGTAGGGAATCGCGTGTGCGCGCACGGCGAAGGCCTCGGCCGTCATGCCGTCGCCACCTTCGTAAAGCCGTCCGGCTGCCGAATGTCCTTCGGGAGCCACATCGGCTCGCCTCGACGATGCTTGCGCAGGAACCCGCCGATGTGCCCGAGATCGACCGCGTGCACGCCCTGTGCGCAGAGATCATGCGCGATCACGGTCGCCGTCGCGCCGAGGCAGATCAGGACGCGCGCCGTCGGGACGCCGATCTCGTCCATCAGCCGCGGGTACTCCGTCCACGCGTGCTGTTCAGGCCCGATCACCTCTCGGATACGTGTCGCGCCGACGAGGTCCGTCGGCCGGAGCGACTTCTCACTGCCGCGGACGAGGACGATGTCCCGCCCGACCCAGAGCGTCTCGAGCAGCGCCCAATAGTCCGGCGTGTTGATCCACGGCGCCGAGTCCGGCCGCGTGATGAACGAGCTCACGTACGCACGCCCCGGCCGCAGGAGTCGGCAGCCGCGCTCGAGATGCTTGTTCCATCCGGTCCGCTTCGGCGTCTCGATGCTCGGGTGAATGTTCGGCACGCCGACGAGGCAGTCGCCAGAGTCGAAGAGGATCTGCCGCAGACGCGTACTCAGCGCCGGATCGTGCGTCTGCGTCTTCATCGCATAGCCGGCCGCCATCGCGAACTCGCCGTCGCCGTAGCGCGCAATCGACTGACCCGCACAGATCGCCTGCAGCGTCTCGAGCTCGCCGAGGACGTGTGGATACGCTGACGCCTTCACGCGGCCCCCCACGCTGGCACCGAGCGGCCGCGCCAGTTCTCCCATCCAGCCTGCGGACCGAGATGCAGCAGCGACAGCCCCTCGAAGTAGTCCCACCGCTTGCGGTAGTAGAGCTCGATGAAGTTCGTGTCGTACTTGCCGGCGGTCGGATAGGAGCCGAACCGGCGACCTTTCACCCAGCGCCAGGCGTTGAAGTAGCCGACCGGCCGCCCGCCCGAGTTCTTCATCCGCGGAAACCGATCGAGCGAGCCGTCCGCCTGGAATGTGGTGAAGTCCTTCGCCGTCAGGCAGTGATACCGCCACGCCCCGTACAGGATCGTCGGGAGAATGTGCTTGTCCTGCGGCCACGCGCCGACCGGGTAGCAGTCGACATTGATGTTCACGACGACTTCCCCGTATTCGGGCGGGTCGATCAGTTCATCCACCAACCCGAGACAGACATCCATCCCGTACGCCGCGTTGAAGGTCGGAGTCCCGCCGACGTGACACGTCTCGTCGAGCCGCGTCCACGCGTCGGTGACGATGGGCGTCACCCCGTGCGCGACCGCGAGCTCGATCGAGGGATCGCCAGGCGCCGTGGCGACCGACAGCGTCCCCGGAGGCAGGATCGCCTTCCACGCCGGCAGCGTCACCGCCAGGAAGTCGGCATAGTTGACCGACACGATGATCGCCCTCATACGAAGGCCTCGTGTGCGCGCGGCGCGTAGACCTGCGACAACTGCTGATTCATCAGGTGCAGTCGACACATCACGCGACAGTCCGACAGGTCGGTCCGCTGCCCGGGATGCCGCGCCCAGATGTCGGCGAACGACTCCGTCCGGAGATCGCCGAGCAACGAATCCGGAATGCCTCGACGTTGCGGACAGAGCCACACGCGCCCGTCCGGTGTGATCGTCGCGTTGAATCGCACCCCGTAGCAGGTCGAATACGTCCGGCCGTTCCAGTCCAGATATTCCATGAACCGCTCGACGTCGCACTCGACGTCTGGTTCTTTGGAGATCGCGACGAGCGTCTCGAAGGCCTCGGCGATCCATGACCGGTCGCCGGTGCACGTCGCCGGCGCGTCGGGGGAGGTCTCGATCGTCGGCCGGAGCGTCGTATACGTCGCGCCAAGCTGCCGCGCCAGATAGACCATCGTCTCGGCCTTGCGCCAGTTGCCCGCGTGCAGCAGGAACGACACGCCGACCGTCGTCAGCTTCGGCTCGGCGAGCCACCGGATCCCGTCGACCGCTCGCCAGAAGCGATCCGTCGGGACGCCTTTCTCGTGGTGATAGGTGACCGGATCGGCACAGTCGAGTGACACGACGACCCAGGTCGCCGCCTCGGCGAGTGTGCGCGCCGACTCCGGACGCAAGAGACCGCCGAGCGTGTACATGCCTTGCTCGAGTCCCAGACTCGCCGCGTATTGCACGATCTCCGGCCACTGGCTATGTGTGGTCGGCTCGCCGCCGCCGGTCCACACGACGCCCCTGACGCCGGCCGCGGCCATCTGCTCGAGCGCGCGACGGACGAGCGTCGTATCCGCGTAGTCGCCGACGTCCTCGAACGCCATCGGGAGACGGCGATCGCGCATGACCCAGGGCCCGCGCGTATGGGTATGGGCGAAGTGACAGTTGTGGACGACGACGCCTTCAGCGACGTATGTCCCTAGGCTGGTTTCGAGGTTATAGACGAGAGAGAGGGCAGAACGTGAACGGATTGACTCAATGCGTCGAAATACCAGATGGCGCTCTTCGACGAGCGGACGAACTTCTGGACTTCCGTCCGCATCGCTGAAGCAAGAGCCGGCGTCCTCTTTGCTGACCTCGACGGAAGCATGACGACCAGGCACGCCGATCCGTGCTTCTGATAGTGAGCGATTGTCGGTTCGGCATAGTTCTGAATAAGCTCCAGGCGCGTCGCTGACACCTTCGCCCTCGTCGCTGGATCGTGCATCGGATTCTGACGCTTCATTCGATCGGACGCGCGACGCTTGAAGTCTTCGGTCATCACGGGAGATGTCAACGTGCCGTCCGCGAACATGCGTCGCCGTGTTTCCGACAGCGCCTGGTTTTTCCTTCCGCGTTTCGCTGCGGCGCTCTTCGCTGCAATCTCTGGATTCTTCATCGGGTTGTTGCGTCGCCTGATCTCGCTCCACAACTGCCTGAGTTCCGCGGTGAAGTGGCCGCGACACAGCTTCGCGCCGCGCGTCTTCACTTCTTGGCCGCACCCACAGGCGCACATTGCTTTCACGGAGGATCTCGTCTTCTAATTTTAACTCGGCTGCGGTGATCCACCCTCGACGAGTGAAGAACGGATGTTCACTTGTCGCAGCGACACGCAGCCCTCCGGACTCAATTTCGTGTAGGGCTCCGACGTATGGTTTCTCGTGCGTCCCAATGACTAAGGCCCATGCGAGCGATTTCAGTTTCTCGTCATACGCCAACACTCGGTCACCGCGGCGAACGTCTTCGATCGGAATGCGGCCACTCGCCTCAGTCTCGACGAGTGTTCCCGGGGGGAAACACGCTTGACACCCAAGTACGCACCTGTTCGAGAGATCCCACTCGACGGTCACCGGCGCCGCCTTCTGGCCGTGCTGCCAGGCCGCCATCCGGTCGAGATGCGAGAACACCTTCGACGGCGTGATGAACCTCACGCGGCCGCGACCTCGACGCGGAGCGCTTCCTCGAGCGGCAGCAACGGGAAACAGACGAGCGCGGTCTTCCGGGTGCAGTTGACGATCTCGATCCCGCGCGCCTGCAATGGCTCGACGAGCGTCGCGAACGCGCGCAGGCAGGACGCAAACGGCGCCCCAGTGCGATCCGGATGCTCGCCGAAGAAGTGCTGCCGGCCGCCGCTCATGTCGTAGCCGAGCAGGATGATCCGCCGCGCCCCTTTGTGCACGGCCAGATTGATCGCCTGGTAGCCGCTGTTCCGCCCCGTCCGGAGGCCGGTCGGATTCGTCTCGAGGCCGGTCGCGCCGGTGTTCCGCAGGATCTTGACGCCCGGCCACCGTGCCGACGGCCTCTGCATCGCCCACTTTTCGCCGGCGAAGGCCTGCGCGCCGTCGTGCCACCTCCACCACTTCGAGTCGCACGCATAGAGCGCGTCTGCCCACGGCGCGAGACGGTACGCGTCATTGACCGCGATCACCTTCGCGCGGCCGCGGACGGCGTCGACGTCGGCCTGCATCAGGCTTGGACCGCTGCCGATGCACACGACCGTCGATCCCGGCCAGTCTCGCTCGACGCGCGCCGCTCGAGGAACGATGGGCGCCTTCATGCGATCGTCGGATCCCGCATTCCGGACAGCAGGAGCACGATGTCAGGCGTCAGCGGACCTTCGACGGCGCCAGGCGTCTGCGCATCGTCGCCGCGGAACTTCCACAGGTTCCCGAGCACCTTCAAGATCGCCGCGGACGCGAGCGCGTATTCCGGATCCGTCGCCGGATCCGTGTCCTCGCTCCAATCGGCATACTCATGCCGTTTGATGTGCATGAGGACGATCGCCGTCGCCTGGTGGAGCTTCAACTGCACGTCCGACTCGTAGGGATTCGGCGAGCCGTCCCCGTCGAGGTTCAGGTGCAGATGCGCCATCGCGGTTTCGAGTGACACGATCGCCATTTAGTACCCCTTCGGACCGCGCTCGCCCTGGTCGCCCTTCGGCCCGCGGTCGCCCGGATCGCCCTTCGCGCCGCGCTCGCCCTGCCGGCCACGCTGCGAGGACAACTGCCAACACCGCGAGGCCTCGAGCCGTTGTCCGGGCTTGATCCCCTTGCTCGCCGCGAGCGCCGTCCACGTCGACCCGCCGTCGCTCACCTGATCGCCGCGCTCGTACTGCGTCTCATTCGTCCAGACGCCGCGGTAAATCGTCACCGGGAAGACGACCGTGACTTCCTTCACGCGCTCGCCCCTCACGTACCGGTGCGTCAGCGTTCGCTCGCCGTCGTACACGACGTCCAGGTCATCGAACCCGAGCCCGTCTTCGCCGCGGTCGCCGGTGTCGCCCTTCTCGCCCCGATCGCCTCGCTCACCTCGATCACCCTGCGGACCTCTGTCCCCGACAGGCCCCGTCACGCCGGGCAACCCGTCTCGGCCGGCGATCCCTTGATCGCCTTTCTCGCCTCGGTCGCCTCGATCGCCGGTGTCGCCCTTGATCCCTTGATCGCCTTTGTCCCCTTGCACCCCTGGATCGCCTTTGCCGCCCGTCTCGCCTCGTTCTCCGGGCGGTCCCGGCGGCCCCGGCACCGGCGCGACGGCCTTCAATTCCGAGATCTCGTTCATCAGGATCGCGATCTTCGTGTCTCGCATCGCGATCTCTGCGGCGACGTATTCCCGAATGACTGGCGCGATCGCTCTGATCACCGCGGCCCGATCCTCGGACGTCATGCGGCGAGCCCGAGTTCTTTCCTCAACATCTCCACCATGTCGCGCTCCTGTGCCGCGGTGTCGTCGCTCGCCCCTGACGACTGCGGCGCCGGTGCCGGTGTACTGCTGCTCTTGCTCGCGAACGGATCGTCCTGCGCGTCGCGCTTCGCGAGCGCCTCGAGCGAGAAGTTCTGCTGCTGCAGGTATGGCGAATCACCGCCCGTGACGGGCCCGAGGCCGAAGAACTTCCGCCGCGCCTCGTTCGGTGACATGCCGCCCTTCAGCGACTCCGACGCCGTCCGGACGAGCGTCGCCGTATCCATCCGCATCAGGTCGTCGAGGTCGAATTCCGTCCCCCACTCCTGCGGCGCCCCGTCCCGTGCCATGCCGAGGCCTTCGTCCAGGCAGATCTCGATCGCCTCGAGATAAATCTGCAGGCATTGGGAGTAGTACTGCTGATCGAGCGCCTCGACGGAGTTCGTATTCGGATACGGGCCGATCCCGATCTTGTAGGGCGGGACTTTGTAGGCCGTGCAGATCTTCAGCGACGTCGACTGGTCCTGCTCGATCAGCTGCGAGTCGACGGCGTTGACCGACATCTTTTCGAACTTCAGCCCGTCGCCGAGGATCGCGACCTTCCCGACGTTGGCGCCGGTGAAGTTCTCCTCCCAGTACTTTTTCAGCCGCTTCGCCGTGTCGTCGTTGATGAACCCCGGCGCCGTCAGCACGCCCCCAGGATTCGATCCGCTCGAGAAAAAGACGGTCGAGTTCTCCTGGATCCGGATCCCCTGCATCGCCGCGAGGCCGCACGCGTAGATCGGCGCAATGCCGACGAGCGGATGGAACAGCGTGTTCATCCGGTCGTGGATCACCTCGGTCGCCGGCGCGACGATCTGCTTGCCTTCGAGGGTCGGGATCTGCTCGAGCGCCGGCGCCGACAGGTTGTCGGTCTTCAGTTCGTAAAAAACGTCGCCGTTTGGCGCGACGAGCGGCCGGCAGCGGAGCGGGTCGAGGACATACATCCCGTCGACGACGCTGCGGTTATCGCGCGACTTTAGGACGTAGGTATTCCCGCGCGTATTCTTCGAGAGGACCCACGACTCGTAGAACTGGATCCGGTTCTGATAGTGGTTCGGCTTGCGGATCACCGACCCATACGCGACGTTCTCGGCCTCGACCCAGAGCCCCGGCATCCGCTGCTGCACCAGCTTGAGCCGCATCTTCGCGACGTCGGACGCGATCAGCGTCGCGCAGGCGAACAGCGCCGGATGCGAGAGCACCGTCGTGACGTCGATCGTGACGTTCTGCTGCCAGGCGCCGGCGTACGGCTCCCGGACGAGCGGCCACCAGCCGCCCTGGCTGTTGACCGAGGACAGGTTCTGCGGAGCGGCTTTGTAGAAGAAGAAGTCTCGGACCCGACCGACGAAGGCCTTGAACGTCACGCCTTCGGCTCCGCGACGAGGTCGCGGCGCCTGTATGTGCGCTTGCGCTTGCGTGTCGGTGTGTCAGGCGCCGGATCGACCGCGACATCGTCGGCGGCCGTCGCGAATCGCGCCTGCTTGCGTGCTTTGAGCACGATCCGCTCGACCGGCGTCGCGTCGAATCGTTCGCCGGCCTTCGCCGTGCGTGTGCGGAAGGAAAAGTCCACGAGCGCGACCATCGGAGTCAGGTGCATAGATCACACAACGGCCGGACCAGGCTCGCCCGCCTGACCCGGCCCCCAAACGATCCGAAACGACGCTACGCCGGGCTGCCTACGCTGCCCCAGTTCACGTCGTCCATGTACGACACGGCTTCGGCGCGCCGCTTCTTCCAGTTGATGTAGCGCTCCGCCTTGATGCCGAGCAAGTTGTTCTGCCACAGCGACACGAGCGACGCGCCGGTCGGCTGGCTTTGCGTGAACCCGGTGTCGAGCATCTCGAGTGCGGCCTCGCGGCTCACGTCGATCGAGACCTGCCCGTCGTCCGACAGGAAGACCTCGCGCGCGTTGACCGCGATCAGCAGGTTGCCGTGTGTCCCTTCGTCCGCCGCATACTGCGACGTGATGACCGGGATCCCGAGCAGACGACCGCCGCCGACTTCGAGGTCCGGGAATTCCCGCTGCCCGAGGTCGTTGACCATGATCGACGCGGCGAGTGCCAGCGTCTCCGGCATGATCAGCACGAGACCGGTCACCCGCTGGTTATTGAGAATGAACTGCTCGAGCAGGTTCTGAATGTCCGATCGGATGTTGTCCGCCGACGTCCCAGCAGACGAGAGCGGCGTCACGCCGTTCGTGATCGACGCCGGCGAGACGTCCGCCGAGACCGCGACATCGGGATCGATGAAGTCGGTATCGATCTTCTCGACGATCGTCTCGGACAGGGCATCGCGGACGAGACCTTCCGCGCCGGGCACCGAGAACCGCGCGAGCTCGTCGGAAATGACCGAGATCGCGGCGATCTTCGCCCACGTGAGCGTGGTCGGCGCAAAGTGGAACTTCGTGAGCGGTTTCGGCTTCGCCTGACCGACCCAGTTCGCCGTCCCGCCAGTCGTCTGTCCGACGATGCGCACATTGAACGGGACGTTCCGCAGCGCCGGAATGCCGCCGGTCCCGAACTTCCCGACGATCGTCATCGGACGCAGATACTCGATGAACTCGCTCGCGAGGTTCGTCGGATCGACGAGGGCCGTCGCCCAGTCTGTGTCGGTCGTCGTGCCGGCCGCGACGGTGCCGCGCTGGTACTGCGGCCGGAGGTATTCCTGGACGCGCGTGTCGCTCGGGAAGAGTCCCTTCGCCACCTCGTAGGCGTTGACGTGATTGATGTACGCGTTGATCTTGCAGATGACCGCGCGCGCGAGCTGATACCCGGGCGGCAGGTTTTCTTTGAACGTGATCACGCGCGACGTCTGCGTCGACCGCGCCGTCGAGGCCTCCTCGGGAGTCCCCCCTTTGACGACGACCGCCGACTCGCGAGTCACGCGATCGAGCGTCTCGAGACGCGCGAGCTGATCGTCGATCGCCTTGATCTCGTCGGTCAGCGTGGCGAATGCTTCCTGCCCGGCCGCGTCGAGTGTCGCGCCGTCGTCCTCGCCCATGAGTTCATTCATGCGCGCGACTTTGGCCGCCTTCTCGGCGACGCAGACCTGCTTCCGTTCCGCGATGGTTTTCTTCATCGGTCCAGTCCTTCGAGATGTGTCCGAGGCACCGGACGAGGAAGAGCCGCGAGCGTTTTGCGCAGGCATGGCGAATTGCTCGGCGACGATGCTTTTGATCGTTTGAATCGACGCCGACGCGTTCGCCGGCACCGTGACGAGTGAGAGTTCGAGGATCTCGATCTTCGTGAACCGGAGGCCGCCGGTCTTGAGGAGCTCGACGCCGTCCTCGAGCGCGTTGAACCCGATCGAGACGCCGCGAATCAAGCCGGCCTTCAGCGACTGCCAGGCTTCCTCAACGCGGTCCCTCAGCGTGCCCGGCTCGTTGATCCGCGGCAGGCTCGCCGTAAAGTCGATGCCTTTTTTCGTGGGCGTATCGAAGACCGCCGTCCCGACCGGCTTGTCGGCCTTGTGGAACAGCAACAGTGGGAGGGGATTCTTGAAGATGGCGCCGAGCGGCTCGACGATGTCGCCGATCCGGTCAGCTTCGGGCGTCGTCGCGACGCCGCGGATGATGCGCTGATCCTCGTCGATCGACTTGACCGTGAGAACGGAAAACGCCCGGCTGAGCATGGGGATCGCCGTCCATGCTCAGCCGCTTGGACGACGCGCTGATTTGTGTAGTTAGGAAAATGGCTACTTCAACCCGGGAGACTTGACCGCCGCGCGCCGTTTTTGGACGACTCGATGCGCGGTATCCACTAGGTCTCGAAGGACTTGAGACACACTCGTCGATCGTTCGTCGGCGAGTCGCACGAGGAAGTCGTGTTGTGTCTCCGGGATCCACGTCGACACGCTGGATCCCTGCTCTTTCGCCTTCGGTCGTCCACGCCCACGCGACACGATCACGAGCTGCGGTTCACCCATGCGTCACCGCCCCGAAAATATGAGCGCCTGATACTGCGGCTCAGGCACCGGCACGAGCACGCCCGCCGCGATCGCGTCGTTCCGCGCCTCCCACGACAGGACGCCGGCCATCGCGACGTCGATCTTGTTCGGCGAGTCGTGCCGCTCCTTCTCGATCAGCCAGATCGGCTTGCCCTGGTCGTCGAGCATCGGGAGGTTCTTCCGACGAGCGTTCCCGATGTGCCGCTCGTACACCTTCGATCCGTCGTGCGAGATCGACCCGTCACGGATGGAGGTATTGAAGGCCTCGAGCGCGGCACACATCGGCCCGCGGCGATTCGTCCACCACTCCAGGACGCGTTCCTTCCCCCAGATGCCGATCCACTTCGACACCCACGATTGCCAGTAGGGAGGATCGCAGTACATGCGCCAGACGTTGAACGTCTCGAACAACCGATGGACGCACGCGTCGACCTCTTCCGCCGGCACCTGCCACTGCTTGCCGTCCGGCCAGGTGGCCGGCTTCTCCCAGGCCTGCGCGAGCCACTGGTAGCCCGTCGCGACTTCCGTGCAGACGATCGCCGTCGAGTCGTGGAACTGTGATCCGTCGAAGCCGACCGTGATCAGCGTCCCGGGCTCCACCGGCCGCGGCGCCGCGAGCTCCCGCCACCGCATCACGGAGAACGCCTGCGTCGTGCCCCTCACCAGCCGGTTGCCGTAGACGCGCTCGAGATACGCGTGATCCTGGCCTGGGTCGTCCCACAGCGCCGCAATCGACACGAGATCGCGCCATCGCCAGGCCTCGCCGCTCGCGTCCTTCAGCCCATCCATGCGGCCATCGGCCGTCGAGAAGTTATGCTGCTCGGCGGCGTAGCGATAGAAGAAGAAGAGGCTCGTCGTGTCGATGGCACGGCCCTCGTCCACCGAGCGCGCGTAATCCAGCGTTCCTTCGGCCACGGATCCCGCGCCGGGCTCAGGCGCCGTTGTCGTCTCGAGCATCCAGCCATCCGCGCCGTACCGCTTCGGGATGTTGGTGAGCATGACCTGGTAGGCCTGCTTCTGTTTCGGGAGTGTCAGGCGGTGTGATTCGTCGACCACGCTGAACGTCGTCCGCGCACCGTCACGTGAGTTCGGATTCGTCGAGAGCGCCTCGGCCTTGCCGTCGCCGCGCTTGCGCAGGATCCGCTCGAGGCCGATGTCGAAGTCGTCGCGTAGCGGCGAGTTCTCCACGATCACGCGCATCGCGGTGAACGCGAGCTCGTCGGATTGTTCCTGCGACGTTGCCACGAGCGGGATGTACGGGTCCGTCACTGGACCGCCGATCGGCTCGCCCTGCCGAGTGAATCCGGTGCAGCGCACCGGCGCCTCCGGGTGGAGCTCGCAGATAGCGAGCATCGCGGCCTTCTCGGTCTTCGCGAGCCCCTTCGGCAGCATCAGCCCGCACCGCTTAAACCGCCGACGGCCGGCGAGGTCGTGGCCCTGCGGGTAGACCTCATACATCCGGTAAATGAGCGCGCGCCACTCGTCGTCGAGGATCACCGGCTGCCCGCGGAGGTCGCCCGGGCCGAACACCATGTTCTGCTCGATGAAGTCGCAGACCTGACCGCCGAGGGACGGCCAGAGCTCGGCGTCGCGCGGGACCATCAGGATCATTTGAGTTGTATGCCTCCGATGTCCGTCGTCGGCGGCCGAGGATTGCTGGGTTGGTTCGGAGCCCCGCATGAATCGCAGCGACCGAGCGATCCGTACGTCCCGCAATAGGCGCACCTCGCCGCGGCCGTTCGTCTAGGCCGTGGAATGGGTGGGGGAATTTCCTCAAGTCCCATCACTTCACCACAAACATCGCCCGCGGATCCGTCCCCGTCCGCTTCGGCGCCTGGAACGTCTGCCGCTTCGGCGCCTCCGGCGTCGGCGCGTCGGCCGGCTGCGTGGCGCGCGTCACGAGCGCCAGCTGCTTGACCGCGCCGCGGAACTCCCGCATCGCCGCCAGGCGCAGCTTCGCGTCCGCGTGCGGGTCGCGCGCAATCACGGCCACCGCTTCCGCCATCCGGAGAATCTGGTCGTCCGTCGCATCGAGGTCGAACTCCGCCCGAACGTTGGCCGCCCATTGCGCCGGCGTCTGATCGAGCCGCTCGACCCCGAGACGACCCACCGGCGACGCACTCTCGACCGTCAGCTTTCCGGCCTTTCTCCACCGATACACCGTGGCGCGATTGAGGTCCAACCGCTGCCCGATCTCAAGGTCCGACAGGCCCAGGGTCGCCAGCCGGATGGCGTCCTGCTTCACGAATTCCCAGCGCCGGGTGCGCTTCACGTCAGGTCAAAAGCTCCCCAAATGTTGCAAAGTCGGAAAACGACGGCTGGAGGCATCCCGGCTTGTTGCGCCGCGCGTTAGTTCGCGACACCCCCCCGGACCTATTTATCGAACTGGCAACTCCTCCGGATTTTCGGTGGTCACAGTCCTCGCCCTGACTTCACCCCGTGACACTTCCGGCACAACGCTTGCCAATTGTTCTCCTCGTCGTCGAAAAGTTTTTTATCTCCTCGATGTGGAACAACGTGATCGGTTTGATACGCAAGCGTTCTCTTACCAAGTTCGAAACAACCCGACATCACAGGTCGACGGTTCCCAGGACGCATTCCGCAAAATGGATACTTCCTTAGAAAAGCTTTCGAACGTCGAGCCCAATCGTTGTTGTAGCCGAGCGCGTGTCGATTTGGCCGTATTCGATTGGCGTTTTCTGAGAGAGTGGGGGGTATTTCCTCTGGATTGTGCCGGGCATGGGAATTGTGTTTGGCACAGCGTCCCTTCTCAACCAATTCGAAACAGCCAGGTTGACCACAAACACGCAATCAGTTCGCCACCTCTTCTTGAAGATCGAAACCGAATTCGGCCGCCCTCTTTTTAATTTCCGACCAAACTTCTTTAAATCTTCGGCGCCCGTACATCACGACGACGACATCGCGAATGCTTCCAGGCCGCAAGACCATGTCCGACTTATTTGAGTTGCATCTTCGGCAGAGCAATTGAACGTTATCGTAAGTGTGTGTTCCACCTTTGCCCTTACCAAACGGAACGATGTGATCAAGCGTTGGAGCTTGCGGGTGCCTGGGATCTTTTAGAAGAGATTGGGGGGTATCAATTCCGCAGATCTGGCATTGCCATCCGGCGAGCTCGAACACTTTGAATCTGTCGACTCGTTCATGAGCCGCACCGTTCTTAATTGCGCGCTGATAATGTGACCCTTTCCCACGTCTGCCGCGATTTCTGCGACCCTTTGCCCTGAGTGACTGTTGGTAGATCCGACGCTGTTCGAGATTCGATGATCGTCGACACTCGTCAGAGCAGAATTTCGAACGGCCGGCTCGATGTTTTCTCAGGATAGGGGGGGCGTGAAATTCGCAACGGCAGGCGGGGCACGTTCGGTGCCATTTATTCATCTCACGCTGTGCGCGTTCTTCTCGCTCCACACTCTTTAATCTTCGACGTTCCGCGCGCACTTCGGATTCGCGTATTTTTCTCGTCTGCAGTTCGGCTGACTGTTGTGCTTTCCTCCAGGCTACCGAGCATTCGTAATTATGAAAAAATCGGCGTTGTTCATGGTTCTTCCCTCCATATTTTTTCCAAAACCTTAACCCGCAACCAACACACGTCCGATGGATACGTACGGCTTCGACGGATCGCTTAGTTGCCTGTTCGGCTGAGCACGCGGTGCAATATTTCCGCTTAGGATTTCTCGTTTCAATCGCAGTTGAGCATTGAACACAAGAAACCTCGAGTTTCATTTTCTGACCCCGCTTTGGAAACAACGCGAGCTGAGTCATGGTTTCTCGTTCTGACAGAGAGGGGGGGATATTTGAAATTCGCCCATGGGGTGCGCCTCTACGCCGTCGGGCTATACCGTTGCACGTTCTTCACCCGAAACCGCACTTCTCGCGCGATCGTGACCGTCCGATCGTTGAGCGTACATGTCGCTCGAAAGTGGGCCACGTGCTCTTCTTCCTGCGGCAGCTCGTCGTCGTCTTCCCCGAGATAGGGGGTATCTTCCGCGTCGTACTGCCAGGTGACTTGGCCCGACAGACCAGCCACGGCGACGCCGTTCGCGTTGAGCGCGTCCTGATCCTCGCGGTTGTTGATCGTCTCCTGCGTGTTGACGTCGAAGAGGTCGAGCGTGAGGGAATTGACGGAGGTCAGCGGGATCGCGTCGCCGTTCTCGTCCTCGAGGAACAGCACGACCGTCCCGGAGGTTCCCTCGAGCACGGCCAGGCGGACAGGTCGAAGCGCCATCAGATGATCCTCGGTTTCTTCGTCTGCGTCGGGCGGAGTGTGGGCTCCGACGTTGAGCTCGGTCGGATCGTCGGCGCGGATGTCGAGACCGTCGACAGTTTCGGCGCCTTCGTCCTGGCCTGACGGACGAATCCTTCCGGCGGCGGCGCGAAGAGTACCGCCGTCAGCACGGCCGTGATCGCGAGCGTCCCGGCCGTCGACGTCAGCGATTGTTTATTTAGGGTAGAGAGGGGGGTTATTTCGCCAGACAGTGCCCTGGCAACGTGTCGGGACAGCGTGCCGGAGCAGCTGAGCGTCGCGACGAAATCCTTCGCCCGGACGATCGTCAGCGTGCCGGCCGTCGTCAGCGTCGCCGCCAGCGACTTCGCCGTGCTCTTCGTGAGGGCGCCGACCGTGCTGAGCGAGGCGACGAATGTCTTCGCCGTCGACGTCGAGAGGTCGCCGGCGGTGGCCAGCGTCCCGTCGAATGATCGGAGCGCCGTCTTGATCGCCGTGACCGTGCCTGAGCTCGAGAGGGTCGCTGTGAGCGCCTTCGCCGTCGACGTCACGAGTGCGCCGGAGCTCGAGAGGGTCGCCGTGAGCGACCGGGCGGTCTGTGTCGTCAGTGCGCCGGCCGTGCTCAGGGTGCCCTCGAGCGACCGGAGCGCGATCTTGGCCGCGGTCAGGGCGCCGGCCGTCGAGAGCGTCGCCAGCAGCTCCCGGCTGGTCTGCTTCAGCAGCGTCCCGGCCGTTGAGAGCGTCGCCGCGAGCGTTTTCTGAAGCAGGGGGGTTACTGTTCCGGACGTCGTCAGCGTGCCCGCGAGCGCTTTGTGGGCCTGCTTGGCGAGCGCACCGGCGGTCGTGACGGTCGCCTCGAGCGACTTCAGCGCGGCTTTAATCGTGGTCAGGGCGCCGGATGTCGTCAGCGTCGCCTCGAGCAGCGTGATCGTCGACTTGGCGAGCGTGCCGGCCGTCGTCAGCGTCGCCGTCAGCGCCCGTTGTGTCTGCGTCAGGAGTGCGCCGGCCGTCGTCACCGTCGCGTCGAGCGACTTCAGGGCGATCTTGATCGCCGCGAGCGCACCGCTCGACGTCAGCGTCGCGTCGAGCGCCCTGGCGGTCTGCTTGACCAGATCGCCCGCAGTCGTCAGTGTGCCGCCGAGCGCCTTCAGACAGAGGCCGATCAGCGTCCCGGAGCTCGAGAGCGTCCCGACGAGGACCTTCTGTGTCTGTTTGATGATGGCGCCGGCCGAGGTCAGCGTCGCCTCGAGCGCGCGCGCCGTCTGCTTCGTGAGGGCGCCTGCCGTCGTCAGCGTCGCAGTCAGTGCTCGGGCGGTCTGTTTCGTCAGCGCGCCGGCGGTCGTCAGCGTCGCCGACGTGATCTTCCCGATCTGCTTCGAGAGTGCACCGACGGTCGTCAGCGTCCCGTCGACAGACTGCAGGATCAGATTCGTCAACTTCGACGTGACGAAGCGTCGCTTCGGCAGATACCGAACGATCCGCGACCGCGTGATCAGTGGCACGTCTTAGATCTCGATGACGTAGAAAACACCCTTGATCGTGAGATCGTCGGCGACGGCCGTCTCGAGCCGAACGATCAGCCGCTCACCCTGTCTGACCAGCGTCGCCGGGATCAACTCTTCCGGGAGATACATATCGTAGGGAGCGGCTTGCAGATTCCAGCCGCGACGCTCGATCAGATCATCCGCACCTCCGGTCTGCGTCGTGATCGCCGAGTCTCGCGATCGAGCGGTAAATCCGACGCTTGCGTAACCAGGGGGGGTCAACACGGTGATCGAGTCGCCGCCACTACTATCCGTAATGGAGCCGGTGACCTTGCGGATCGACAGGTCGAGCATTTCCGCCGCCGCGTCGCCCGCTTCGGTAATCTGGCCCAACGACCAGCCGAAGAGCATACACGGCTTGTCATCCGCCGGTGAGACGTTCAGCAGATCGTAATCGCCGCTCGCCTGGGCGATCGTGCCGCTGATCGGTACGCGATAGATTCTCCCGAGCATTACGCGCTCCTTCTCGACCCGAGATAGCGAAGCCGTGGGTGATGGGCAAACCGCATGAATCCCGGCGCGGTCTTGGGTGCCGCCGCGGCCACATAGGCCGCCATCAGCCAGATGTCCTCGATCGTCATTGACTGACCAGCCGCCCCTCCGGACTTCTCGCCGCCGACTTCCGCCGCGTTCAGATCCGCATAGGCGACGCTCGATTGCATGACGCCACGGACGAAGGCGTCACTCGTCCCGAGGGCGGGCGCGATCGCCGTATCGACGGCGGCGTTACTGCCAAACTTGTAGCGAAGTTCGTGAGTGCGACCGCCCCCGGAGCTGCGCTTCGCGATCGCGATCGCTTGAACGAACGAGATCGTGTCACCGCTGGCGATCGTGTCGCTGCCGTGCGGACTCTGCGTCGACGCAAACGACGCGACGTCGGCGGTCTGCGCGAGCGGATCACCGGACCCCGGGGAGACGCAATTCGTCGTCGCATTGAACGGCGTCTCGTCCCACAGGGCGCCCGCATCGGTGCCGCTCGACTTCGTCCAGGCGTCGACGGTCGGCGATCCGCCCGTCACAGGCGAGCGGGCGATAATCCCCATCCCGCTATCGGGGATCGTCGTGTCGTCGCCGATCACAATGGAATCGAAATAGACATCAAGCGATTGGCCGCTCGTGTCATGCTGCTTGCCGAAATACAGTCGCGCGAATACCACCGCACCGGAGATGCCGTCAGAGTCGCGGAAGTTCCCGGTGCCGGAGAGTTCCAGCGTGCCATTGATGCGCAGTTCGAACGCGCCCGTCGACGAGTTCACGACATAGCCGCTGATGCTGTACCACGTACTCAGCGAGAGCGCCGTCGAACCCGTCCCGCGCGTGCTCCCCGCGCCGTCAACAACAAACAACTGCCGAGACGAATTGATGCGCAGGTAGTACTCGGAAGCCGTTGCAGGGACGCCGCCGCCATCGCTGATGATCAGGACGACTTCGTTCCCGCTCCCCGGCGCCGTGGCAACGTAGAGATCGAACTTGAACGAGATCGTGGCCAGCGAAAAATTGTTCGATGGATTATCTCGGATCTCAATGCTGCCGACGCCGGCGCCCGAGGCGTTGACACGGCCCGAGTACCCCCCATGCTTGACGGTGCTCGAGGAAATCGTCGCCCCGGTGCTCGACGTCGCTTCCGAGAAATCGCCGGTTTCGAATCCGATCAGGGTCCGGATCGCCATGTCTGGCTCTTACGGAATCTCCTGCCACCAACTCGCGGGCGGGTTCTCGCTCGACAGATAAAAGGCGTAATGCCCGACGCCGCCTTCGCGTGGCTGGTAGTTGTTCGCCTGTGATTGATACGTCCAGATGTGCGACTTGACCCAATTACTCCGACTCTGCTCGACGGATTCCTCGTACATGATCCGAAAGGCCTCGTCGAGTTGGTTTTGTAACTTCTCCTCGCGTTGCCCGCCGGTCTGTGCGGGAAATTGCGTGCGATGCAGGCAGCAGTGTGGCTGGCTCCCTTGACCGCTGGCCGAGATATAGATCCCCACCAACGGCCATCCGAACTGCACGGCCTGCGCAGCGATGATCTCGCGGGCCGTCTGCCCGGTGTTCACCCGCGTGATCGGGTGAATGTAGGACGACGTGCCCGCGAAGTGAAGCGACTCGTTGAAGTCGCTCTCGGTGAGACGCGTCCACGATCCGGTGATGAGTGGCATTGAGAACCCTGTCTCTCGGGAAGAACGCCCGGTTCGCTGTACCGATGGAAGTCGTATAGAGACTCATAGCAATTCTTCGAGAGAGGGGGGAGTCCTGACGGCGACGGCCCTCGCACGTTGATCCATTAACGACCCGCCTTCGCGAGGTCAGCTCCTGTTGGCAAGGGCACAGCCACCACATTTGTAGAACCACAATCAGCGCACATGTAATGCGCACCCTTGCCGTGTCCGCCACTCCGCAGTTGCAAATTCTCCGGACGGTTATCAGAGCGATCGCCGTTAATGTGATGCACGGTTTCGCTCTTGAGTAGTAGCCTTCCAAGAATTTGTTGCATCACAACGCGATGTTCCAGCTGATACCTTCCGTGTCCATCTGATGGCCCATCGACCCATATCTCGTCAACCGCCCGAGGACACTGAGAGTGTGTACGTGAACTGGATCGAGTCACCTGACACCACGTTGATCGCCGCGAACACCGAGCGATCCCACAGCGTGCCGCCGCCGGTCGCCGCCTGGCTGAAGATGCCGTGCTCCGTGATCGCCGCCGTGTTGTCGAAGGTCACCGTCCCGATCGTCCGGAGTTGATTCGCCGCCGGCTGCGATTCGGTGCCGGTCGCGCGCGTGTTGTCAGGGT